TATACCAAAACCAAACAGATCGATTTGAAACAAGAATCGGAGTGCCAATTTTGTTTCTTTTCCTAAAAGAACTCAACTGTTCTTTGACAGAAACAAGTTCATGTCCGTTACCACAAAAAATACCACCTGGTCTAACAGAATCATAGTATAACTCAAGTGTTTCGCAAGTGCAAGCTGTTTTGTCAATTCCAACGAGATCGACTTTCTTTCCCTTCACTTTCTTGATCTTGTCTGTCAGTGTCTTTGTGTTTTCATCGAACACGGGTTGATACTGACTTTCCTCATTTGAATAGTAGATTTTACTCACATTAGGACAAGATTCAAGAATGTCATAGATGCTTTCACCCTTAAGATCGTTCTTAAGAGTAAGAACAACATCATCCTTACCTAGTCTCTTGATATATGAAATCATTGCCCTTGAGATGAGATCAGCATCGGGCCACATATCAAACTGCTTTCTTTGCTCAATTGTGAAAAGTTCTGGATCCATAAACATGATATATCAATACTCCTCATACATCTTTTGAATTTCGTCATTCAGTTTTTTAACTCTATCATACTGATGAACAATTGCATATAGCTGATTGTGTACATTCTTTACATATGCACCGTCAATCACTGGCTGATAGTCATCAAACATTTCAAGATACTTCATTGTGTCATTTTGATACTTTGCACCAAGATCACCTGAACCTGATGTGACAGCATGAATCGACGTACCAAGATTGATTGCCCATGAGTCAGCACATGATAGCTTCAGTGTGTCGTCAGAATATGGTGGAAAGTTTAGAAGGAAGTTATAAACAGCCTGATCTACAATCGGAATAGGTCTGTTCACACTCATCTGAAAGATCATCATCATCAGACCTTTCACATAATCAAAGTTACCTGCAACAACGCCAACGTTGAAGATATACTTGTCCTTAATTAGATTGTGGAAGAATGGACCAAATGTATCATATAAGTTCCGATTGCTCCAGGGTTCATTCTGATACTTCATACCCTCAGAGCTTGCAACAAGAAGACTTGAAACAATGTTGCTTCTTAACCACTCTGAGGGATCAGTCTGAAACAGAACATCTCTAGTGTCTGTAGTGATTACGTTGTTGTACTTCTCTTTTGTGTTATTAAGAAACATCCAAAGATAAAAGAATCTCTCTACGTGTGGTGCATTGTTTGTTGGAGATACAACGTCACCATTTTCGTTTTGCTTTCCATAGAGAGAAAGAATAACTCCTTCTTGCTGAAGCTTCTCGATAGTTTCTCTCTTGATGTTTGTTCCTACGACTGCAATGTCACCAGAGAATCCGGTCTTCTTCAAAGACTTTATCCAAATCTTGAGCTGATTCCAATCGTAGTTTGATGCAGCACCAATCACTAAGTCTTTATTACTCATCATATTATACCTTCACGTAAAAGTCATCACACCTAGAGATTTCTGAAAACTTTCTCTGATAGCCGTTAGCAACGAGAAGTCCAAAGAGTTTCTTTCTAATCACGGGAACATAATTGTGTTCTACAGTTATATATCTGATATCATACTGATCATTGTTTGACTTTAGAAACTCATACAGAATGTCATACTCACTACCTTCAGTATCAATCGATAGATAGTCAATCACTTTTGGTGCATCATACTTCTTAAGAAGATCAAGCAGAGTGATAGTCTTTACCATGGTCACATCATTAGATGCATTTCTTTTGTGATTATGTTCGTCTTCTGTACCAAATCCCTTGATTGTCGATAGATCAGGTGCATTTGTGTTTAGAAACTCTACGTAAGTATCGGACTTAGTGTATACACAATCGGTTGAAATGTGACACTTCCTATTCTTTAATAGTGCTTCATGCCATGTAACGTTAGGTTCAGCTACGATACCATTCCACGAGTACTCTGTTTCAAGAAGATAGCTATTGTTGATTGTGATTCCATCTGTTGCACCAAAGTCAACAAAGTATCCACCTGTCTTCTTGTTTGTCTCATACAGAACCCATGCATCTTGCATATTCTGCGATACTGAATTGTTTAGTGTTGAATGAAATTTTAAAAAGTTTTCCACGGCAGCTTTCCATTATAAGTTACGTTTTGATTATTATTACCATTGATGAAGAATGATTCTTTGACTGAACCTTCGTTACCATCAAGTCTGTAACAAAGTGTATGCTTTCTTGATGAGTCGTGATTAGATCTATCTTTGATTAGAGAGAAAAATCTTCTATCACCACCCCAACCAAAATGCCAAAGATTACAAGTCTGAACAAGAAAATCTCTCTTGAATAGATATGAAGACGTATCAACAAGATACTCTTCTTTGTTGTGCCAAATTGGCCACTTTCCTAAACTCTCACAGTTATCTTCGATAAGAAAATTGCCATCTGAATTGTGAATCTTTCTCATACTGTATGCAAAGTTTAAATTCTTTGACTCTATTGTAGAGACGAGACTTTCAATATGTTCTGGGTCATACCAGTTGTCTTCATCTAGAAAGGCAACATACTCACTGTTGATCAGGTGTGGATATGAAGCATAGATGCGATGGCCGTAGAAGCCATTTGCACCTGTGTTTTCTGGTGTTACTGATAGTTGAACTTTTGGATCTGGATTAGAAACTTCAAAGTATTGAACAGCTTTGTTGAAATACTGTGGTCCATCAACAACGATAAGATGTTTGGTGCTTTTGTATGTCTGATTACGTACACCTTCCATTGCATCTCTAAGTTTATGAGAGCCAATAGTTGGTGTGATCACTGTAACAGACTTTTCAATTCTTAGCTTCATAATAACTCCACATGATCATATAGAAAGAAAGGGAATTTTCATCCCCTTTCTGAGTGTTATTGTTTTATCTTTCTAGACGCTTCTTTAGTAACATGATATATCTCACCGCGAGTGATACCTAAATCTTTCAAGTCTTTGTTTGATAAGTTCTGAAGTTCTTTGGTAGCCCGCTTTCTATAACGAAATCTTTCGAAGCAATATGAAATTTCTTCAATTAAGATTGTCATAGTTTACTTCTGGTATTTTTCCGTTAAGAATTGCTTTGTAGCATTTTCTTTTGAGCCTTCATTGATATTAATCTTACGTGCTTTCTTCTCTTCTGGAATGAAACGCTCAAGCCAAATCTTCAGCATACCATTAATAAGATCAGCGTTTTTTACTTCAATACTCTCGGATAGAGTAAAGTTTCTAGTAAACGCACGATCTGCAATACCCTTGAAGATGTAGTCTGTTGCGTCTTTTGATTCAAGATTACCCTTGACAGAGAGAACACCATCGATAAGTTCGATCTCGATGTCTTGCTGGCCAAAACCAGCGACAGCGATTTCAATCACATACTTGTTGTCGTCAACCTTACGAATGTTATAAGGTGGATAAGTTGGAATCTTCGGAAGATATTCAGTTACTCCGTTAAGCTTCTTAATCATTTCATCGAAACCGATGGTTGAAGATGTAAGCTTTCCGAAGTCTCGGAATGAAGAGAATGGATCGTTCATTTTGTTACTCCTATGTAGCGAGTTTCAATATACTTGTGGTCCCTATTAAGCTGACCACAAGTATATATTAGTTGATAAATCTGTCTTTGTCAACCGTCAAATACATCTGGTGAACCAGCGGCAACGGCAGTACATCCTGAAATGCTATCGCCTATTCTACCAACACCTAAAGAGTTTGCAAAGCTGGTTGTAGAACCTACTGCGATTGGTGCACTGTGTATTGGACAAGGACTTCCAGGTAAAAGATGAGATGTATTTACATCAGTGCGTCTACTAACACCTAAACCATTAATAAAAACATCTGATGACTTGCCTAATCTGGTCATACCAGAACAATGTGCAACATCTGCGTCAGTAAATCTAGTTACGGCTGGCATAGTTCTTTTCTCTGGTTAAAAGTTCTCTGAGCTTAGGTACAAAACTATCAATAAAATCATGCTGTTCTTTTGTATGAGGGGGTTCAGGATATTCAGGCAAGAACGCTATCAAATTATCAAAAGTTTCAGGAATATCTTCATAGTTCTCGAAGACGTGTATCTTCTTACCTATTCTAATAGTGAACTTACCTTTCATTCTTACCTCTGTAACCAGAAGTTAGAATTTTAGGATTTAAATCGATACGCAGAGACTGTTGTTCGATGTGTTCAGAAGAGCCCATATAGATTTTACCATCAACATCAAGATCGAATGATTCAGAGGCGTGCATCTTAATCTTCTTGGCATCAAACTCAATAGTGTCATTCTGGAAACACAACTTGTTCTGTCCAGAAACAATGACGTTATTGTCCTTATCAATCTTGATTGTTACTCCGCCATCAACTTCAATAAGACAGGGTTTCGAAACTACAAGATATTCGTAGTCAAGTTTCTTAAGCATTATGAACTCACTTTCTTAGGTCTTCCTGATCTTCGTTTTACTGGTTGTTCATCTGATTGAGTAACAACGTCTAAGATTGTGGCGATTCCAGTTGAACCTAGTCCACCGACTCGATCAGTCTTTTGTGTTGGTGCGATGATTGTTTCAGAGACCACATACTTAAGTTGAAGAATAAGTTCAGCTTGTGCAATACGATCACCTGGCTTAATTGTCTGATGGTTCTCACTCAAGTTTGTTAACAACACGAATGTCTCTTGAACATAGTCTGAGTCAATAACAGCTTCAAGATTTGCTAGTACTAGACCCTGCTTATATGATAGACCAGATCGTGGATGAATACGAACAGAGTAACCTTCTGGAATATCAAAGATCAATCCTGTAGGAACCATAACACGATCACCTGGCATGATCATAATATTACCAGAGTTTAGCGGTCGAGTGAAAGGTGCATTGTAACCATTATAACCAGAGTACTGGTGCTTACCATGTGGCTGAAATGCCAAATCAAAACATGCTGCCTGTTCAGTGCCAAACTTTGGCAAAATAACTTCAGGATGCGTCTTATAAATCTTCAATTCTAACATTATATATCTCCGTAATTATCTTGAAATTTCTTCCCAGTCCATAGATGCGTAGACACCCTCACCATTAGTTTTAGCTGCCAACACTAAAGAAATCTCAAATGGTGTACCAGTCAAACTGTTTCTCTCTAGCTGAAAGCTGAATAGTGCTTCTTTGAGAATATCCACAGATACGCTGGTGCTTTGCGTTGCTGTGAAGTAACCAGAGGCAAGGGTTCTGCCACCTGAAGTACCTGTGCCTGTTATGTTATATTCAACAGAACTATCAGTACCTGCACTTACCCATGTTCCGCCTGAGGTAGTGGTGTTTGATCTCACCTGCCAGTTGAAGTTACTTGATGTGTCAGCGATACAAGATAATGCGGTCAGAATTACTACGGCATCCAATGAGGTTGTTTTTAGTCTCAATGATACAATTGGATAAAACGTTCCTGCTGTAGTCAAAGTACGTGCTGCGTTTATTGGAATACCTATTGCCTGCTGCGAACCTCGAAGCTCATATCCGCCTTCACTTATGACAGTCGAACAAACCTGCTTAAGAGTACTAGCACTTGCTGTTGCACCTGTGTTTTTTATCTCGTAACGAAGAGGAAGAGATGCGGTTGTCATGTATGTTGATTCAATTATGTTTGCGTGATGGAACGAATGGCAGTGAATCAATCTTCCATCAATAACAAACCCACATCTTACAGTTCCCAGACCCAACCACTCGATGTCTAAAAATGCAATCTGTGCCTTTGATATGTCTAGAGTAATACCAGATGGGCTTGAACTGACATTTCCAAGAAGTGTATCTATGTTCCAGTTTGCTTGCGATACTCTCGTTTCGGTTACTGCACCAGTAACATACGAACGCTCAACAAAATTAAGTGTCGTACCATCTAGTTCAAGATAGATGCCGTTTTGGGCACCAAAGTAACCAACACGCTGGCGGAGGTTTGTCTTAGGTGCATTCATGACGAATGTGTTGAGATTTTGTAGAGACTTACCTGGCTGATAAGAGAAAACCTTAGTTGTCTCGCGTACAATCTCGGCATTTGCTGTCGTAGGAAGATTTAATTCAATTAAACCGGCATTAGCGTTATGGGCGTAAGTAGTACCGGCTGTATTAGATGTGACCCACAATCCGTTGTCTCTGAAACGATGAGAAGAATCAAAGAGCGTAAGTGGATTAGATGTACGAAGTCTTCCAAATGCATCAACAGCAACACCAGATGGATTAGATACGAGAGGATTGTTAGAGTTTACAATGTTTCCATTTTCGTCAGCCAACATGACCACTTCATATCGTGTTGATATGTTAGGGTCTAATGATTGGGTGTCGGTCCTAAACTGTGCCATTAGTCTTCTCTACGTTTCTTGCCTATGTTGTATTTAGTGACAAGATTCCAATTATTCTTTTCTTTATGAGGAATAATCTTGATTTGGCTCAGATTTGAATTGGGGTAGTCTGTCTTCTTAGGATCAACTAGATCGATGAGTTCCCATTCACATAAAAGATTAGCAATTGTGTTTAGTCTAATCTTGTCTGACTCATCAAAGTTTGAACTCTTACCATCAAGAAGAAACATCTGTTTAAAGTGTACGATGTAGTATTTACTCTGTTTATGAAGAATGTGACAAGACTGATATAGTGTCTTGTCTTTCTTAGATGCGATTCCAATTCTTGATAGTGTTTCTCTAACCTTTAAAAAGTCGTCAGAGTTACGAAGTGTTACTTCTACTAGTTCCTCTAGTTTTATCATTACTTAAACCACCTTTGTTCAAATGTTTTTTAATCTCGTCAATTTGGTCTTTTGTCAAAATACTCAATGCTTCTCTAGCCTTTTCAGTTGAGAAGTTATAGAACTCTTTAACATATTCCAAATCTTCGATGGATTCTTGTTTGATCCACTTTTGAAATGGTCTCTTGTATCCACGAATAGTATTTATCAAAAAGTGATATTGTAGAAGTTTATCTGTGTTTGGTAGTCTGTTCATCTCATTAGCAAACAAGACGCAATCCTTGTGAAAGGAAAGCGCCCTGTTAACAACGTATGGAACATACTCTTTCTCGTTTTCTTCGAAGATAGTATGTTTCTTTGTTTGTAGAATTGATGGTACAACTTCTTTGAATAGATCGGTCATGTCATCTCACAGTCAATCATGATTTCAGTCAAACATGCCACAAGGTTGATCTCTTGATCAGCAACGAAGGCACTCTGATACTGATACTTAGAGATGATCAAAACTGCTTGTGGTATGCTATCTGGCTTGAAGTACTCATATAGTGAATCATATATCTTACGATAGATGCGAGATGGGTCAGCATCAGAGTTTGCAACAACCCACTTTCTCATTTCACTGAAGTTCTTATCTTTTAGATGAGATACAAGTTCATTAATCTTTCTGACATCTGAAATCTGTGCAAGAGTACCTGCATCGATAGAACCAGAAGATGCATATCGCTGAAGCTCATTCAGCGTTCTACGATAGTCAGGAAAGTGCTTCTCAACAATCTTGATTAGAACTTGCTTATCGTACTCGATAGATTCTTTGTTTAGAATTACAGACAATCGACTAAACAACTGTGCTGCCATTCTTGGCTTCTCTTCAGTCTTCAATGAGAAGTCAATAACTGAGCATCGAGAGTGTAGTGCTTCAATCAATCTAGACTTAAAGTTACAAGTGAAGATGAATGTACAATTATCTGAAAACTCTTCGATTGCACCTCGAAGACCAGCCTGAGCTTCTGGTGTAAGATAGTCTGCCTCATCAAGAATGATAACTTTTCTACCACCAGTTAGAGAGATGGTAGATGCATATGACTTGATCTTAGTTCGAAGCACGTCAATGCCACGTTCTTCAGATGAGTTGATGAACAAATGATTTACACCAATCTCATCACACATAGCCATAGCAACTGTTGTCTTGCCGACACCAGCACTGCCAGTCAACATAAGATTTGGAATGTTCTTAGTGTCTACATATTGCTGAAAGACCGCTTTGATGCGGTCTGGTAGAATACATTCAGCAACAGTCTTTGGACGATACTTTTGTGACCATAAAAAATCAGTCATTCAATTTCCTTCAGCTTTTTCATCAAGACAGTCTTAGTCGCTTCAGGTCCAATAGTATTAACGAAGATGTTACATGCCGTAACATACATGATTGAAGCCAACTCGACCAGCTCAGTTTGATTATCACACAACATGATCTGTTCGTCAATTGGCTTCATCAGCTCTTTCATTCTTTTTATTTTGTGTTCACTCATCACTGAGCTGTTTGCTTGATGACCGTATCGTAGAACTCTTCAAAGTTCTTGTTTTCTTCAACCTCATCACCGAAGTTTGCCTTATAGTATGCTTTTGACATGCGTCGAACCATCTTCTTTTCGACGCCCAGATCGTCAAAGACTTTGTTGATTGCTTCCTTCTGAAGCTCACGTTCAGCAGCAACACGAGTCATGGAATCATTAAGTTCCATAATAGCACGCTTTAGCTTCTTTCGATCTTCAGTTGAAAGAGAGTTTACAGATACGAAAGGCTTGTTGTGTCCGATACCAGCCATCACTTCTTCTCCATAGCAATGTAGTAAGTTAGATTACCGCTCTTGTTAGACCACTTAGAGAAACCACCGATTGCGATTTCAACATTGTAATCGTCTGGAATGAGACGTAGATTTTCAGTCTTGAATGAGATAGAGAAGTCTGCACCAACATACTCATCTATCGACGTTGATACAAAGTTTGACGTATCATTCTTAGCTTCATGTGCTTGAAGCTTAATCTCACCATTCTTGCCAATAACAGAAAGATTGGGCAGATTGTTCATCGAGGCAAGACGAAGAATCTTAGTCAAAGTTGCATTGCTGATGTTAAATGCAACATCGATCTTAGGAAGAACAAGTTCTTTGTTTGGTGGTGAGATAATAAGTGAAGGAGAACATGAGTAATAGTTAAGACTCATATCACCAGAACTCATCACAACACGATCATTCGAAAACGATAGATCTGGATTACCAAGTGTTGTTACGTTACCCAAAAACTGATTTAGATCATAGATGCCAAAAACATTAGGTAGTTCATCTTCTAGCTTTGCTTCAACAAGAATAGTCTGTTCAGGAGACATGGTCTTCTGTGTCTTACCAGGCTGTAAGACAAGTCCAGAATTGATTGACGAAAAGTTCTTCATCACCTGAAGTGTACGATCATTAAGCTTCATAATATACTCCTCGTTATCAAGCTACATCATTCATTGTAGTGGGTCCTGTAAAGACACGCAACATGTGTTTTACATCCGCTTCTAACATGCTCATAGTTCCGTTGTTACTGATCAAGTAGTCAAATTGCTTACCAATCCATGCCCATTCTGAAACGTGAACACCCAACTTAACCATTTCATCATGAGCCTCAGGTGCATGAAGAAATGTTTCATTATTAGCTGCATGAGCCATATCATACCACTCGGGTTCATGTCCACGAACAACACGAACGATCATTCCACCCCAACTACGAATTGCTTCTATCTCGTTGGGAAATCGAACATCAGGAATTACAAATTTATCTTCGAGCATCCATTCTTGTGCATACTTTATCTTTTTTTCGACTGCATGAACCCATATGTCATCATGAAAAACATTTCTTCCTGCTTCAGTTCCCATTAGCTGCAATGCAAGACGGGGTGTGAAGTCACGACCAAACTTGTTGCTCCAGAAACTATCTTCAATCTCACGAAACTGGCGTGACTCGTTTGTATCACCTTCAAGAAGGTGTCTCGGCCATCCAAAGATAGCCGAGACTGCATCCTTCACTGTATCTGCAAA